TGGTCTAATTTAAACCTAACAGGTGAAATTATCCGATTACTCATTAAATCACAATCAGGGCATTGTACTTCCTTTACATTGGATTTGGTAAAATGCTCCGTTGTGTGTCCATTAGGGCAGGTAAAATCAAACAACATTAAGCTCATTGAAAGTTTTCCTGTCCTTCTGTACTTATGGTTTCTGATTGTAAAGTCTCGTATGAATTTTTTACAGAGTTTTCCCAATCAAGAATCCAATTCAGTATTTCCATTTGTCCTTGTGCTAAATGCAATTGCTTTGCATCTTCAAGGTTTAATAGATTTATAGATTTCATAACGTTTTCAGTATCTTCTTTAAACTGTTTCCAACCATCAGCCATAAAGAGTTCTAAGTAATTGTTATAATATTTTTCTAATTCAGGGTCTATTATCATTTCCTTATTATATCATATTTATTTTATTTTGTCAAGAGTTATTATCAGAAGCCATTTTTACTTGTGATTTAGATATTTTCTCTTTAACATCTAACTCTTTTTCTTTTAGTTCTAACTCAGCGTATTTAACAAGTTTTTCAAATTCATCTAATCCCACAGACTTAGCCAATGCTGCTATTCTTTTAGTTTCTTCCTCTATAGGTAGTAACTGAGTTTCAACATTGTTTTGTTGTATTCTGGATACAATCTCTGCAGTTTGAGCTTTAAGGTTTTCAATACTAGATTTAGCTTGCTCAATAGCCATTTGTTGTTGCATTTGTTGCATTTGTTGTTGTTCAGGGTTAGGCTGATTAACTTGTCTTAGCTGTGCTATAATAGCTTCTCTATTAGCTAATCCCATATTATCTACAATAGACTCAACTAACATTGGGTACATTGGAGATTCTGGTGACATTGTTTGTAGTAGCTGTACTAACTGAGTTACTTCATACTCACGAGCAATAATACCTAACGAACTAGAAGCTACAAACTTATAATCTTTTGCAGGGTATAGTTCAGGTTCAAATTGCATATATCTACAAGCAGCTTTTTCAACTAACGGAATTAAAAAGTTTTCTTGGAAGTTAATTAAAGTACGCTTATGTCTTTTAATAATAGCACCTAATCCCATAGATATACCAGCTGCTGTTGATTCTCCATTAATAGAGCCGGGAATACCAGCTGAATCAATAGCACCTGTAGCTTGTTGTATCATAGTTTGTAGTTGTGATGCTTGACTAAAAGTTACTTGGTCTAGTTGTCCAAAGTTCATAGGTGTTAAAACTTCTTTAGGATTACCATTAGTTAAAATAGTTTTTCCCGGTCTAACATCTAACTTAGCACCTCTAGGCATACGAGAAGCATCTATACCCATCATAGGGTGTACAGTTAGTGCTAAAGCATCTATTCTTGCTCTCATTTCTGTGTCTAATGCTTTTTGTGAGTTGTAAGCTTTTTCACAAATACCACGCCCCCAAAATTTAAATGGTACAGTATCCCAAGAAAATGCAATAACTGGTCTATCTTTTTTCATGTATGGATTGCGTTCTACTTTTAAAACTGTATCGTCATTAGCTATAACTACAATAGCTTCTGTGTAAGTTGTTTTATTACCTTCTTCATCTTCAATCATTGTTGGAAACTCTACAACTTCATTTTCATCTGCTTCAGGCATATCTTCATCTTCTAATAAATCTGTTGGTACTAAGCCATAATATTTAGTTAGCTTAATCATATCCTGTGTATCTAACATACTAACTTTACTAGCATCTTCTAAATCAGAATCACTAGTAATACTTTCTATTTCTACATCACGATAAATACCGGAATCAATACCTTGTTGTATGCTATGCATTGATACCATTTTTTCTATAGCCACACCTAATGCATCATCTACGTTAGTAGCTAGGGGGTCTATTAAAAAGTTTTGTGGCATGATAGGGTCTATACGAACTATAACTCTTTCCTTTTTCTCTACACCAACTGCTGTTAAGCCCATCTCAGGTTGAGGTTGACTAGTAGTTTTTAATTCTGTCATTTCATCTAGTATTAGTTCACCAATACCATTACCAAAGATAGCAGAGTTTAATAAACATTCTGCAATAGAACTACGAGCTTTTGCAAAATGCATATCTTCTTCTAATTGATTTCTTATGATTGCTACATCCGCTGGATTATTATCTTGGAAGTCATCTTTAATATCAAAGAACTTACCACGACCAAAAGTAGCTTCTTCTATTTCTGCTACTGCTGACTCTACAGCTTGTTGGGTTGCAGGGCTAATTAATCTTGAACGCTCTGACTCTCTCATACTGTCAGATTTATCCCATATACCACGCCATATACGGTAATATTCATCATGTTTTTCTTGATAATTGCTTTGATAGTGGTCTCTCCACATCATACATTTATCACTAATCCAATCTTTTAAAC